GCGAGAAGTCGACTTGGCCACCTGGACCCGAAGCGGGCGCACTGGCCCAATACAGCGTATTAACGTCGCCCGGTGGCGCCCAGATGTAACAATCCCAGGTGCCTGCGCCGGAGGGAGCAACGATAGTACGCTGTAGTCGATAGTCCGGGCGTAGAACGGCTGTGGCAGATTCGTCTGGAAAACCAGGCGACTTATGCTCACCGGCTGGGTTCAACGCACGGAGTATCCAATCGCGCCCAGGGCCGGATACACCGAACCGCGCCAAAGCATGGTCAATTTTCTGTTGCATCATCGCTGATAGTTTGAAACACTTTACAGTGTATTGCCCGCGGCATGGCCTCACGATCGGCTATATCAGCAAGATCGCGAGCCATGATTCTATCTAACACATAGTGTTTCAAGAACAACGGTGCCACGGGCAACCGCTGCAACCAGCTCTCGCAGGATTCAATTGAGTCTTGGTACAAACCATACCGACGACTAAACCACGGCCTTAGATCAGCGGCTGCGGCTTGAGAACCCTGGAACAGAAAAGACTTATTTGAACGCATCGACGCAGTTCCGTCATCGTGCGACCCGATGAAAACGCGAAGAACAGGTATATCGCTCGTGGCGGCACGCAGCCCACGCGCAACACCGTTGCGGTAGGCGGGCTCCTTGCCACGGCCAATAACACTGGTCGTCCACCAAAGCCGGCACAGCAACCTTCCCGGCGTTGGTATGAACCGAAAACCGTCAGCGCAACGCGCAAAGAGCCCGGACACAAAAGTTGTGTCCTCCGCGTCGTAAAACACGCGCGCTTCGGGCTTGATTCCCAAGCCCCGCTCGGTCTCAATCATTGCTTCACAATCGATGTCGTCAGGCGACGCTACCAACAAGTCGTCGCCAACGACGATAATGTGGCCGCGATATCCGTGCCTGCGCATCGCAGTATAAGCAATAAGCGCGTTAAGAATGCTGTTGCCGAGCGTAGTATCGTTGTGGCCAGACTTGACGGTCGCCTGCATACTATATCGAACGACGCCATCGGGGCAAACACTAAGCCCTTTGACGTTTTCGCACGACCGCGCGAAACGGGAGAGGTCGGGATCAAGCAAATCATATATCGCATACTTAGCCTCCGCATGCTCATGACGCATCGTCGAATCCCAATTTTTCCCATCGCGCTCGTAATAGCAGAACGAATCGCGAGCAACGACATCCATCCAGGCGGCAATTTGCTCAGGGTTCATACCGCACGCAAAAGTGACCGTAATGTCACCCGGCAATTGACAAAGCCGGAAGTGATGGGCGATCACTTCTTGCAGCGCGGCGAACTCAGGGCCGAACATAGCTTGCGTGGATAGATTGAAATAGAATTGTATCAAACGCGCTTTAGTGAACAGCGCGTGATAAATCTCCATTTTAATCATCGCTTTGACGCGGTCCGGCGCTCGCAAGTGCCGACGTTCCGAGTCAAGGATGGACATCATTTTACTGATCGTCCATTTTGCAAGCCAAACAAGGCGATTGCGGTACCGGTGGAAACAATACGCGGCGCGCAGCGAGTCTATCCCAACCGAAAAATCGGTCAGGAACTCCGCCACGTCAAGCCATATATCAGGCTGCTTCGCACCATGCCGATACCGCAACGCGTTGTAAACGTTGCATGTGCAACGGCGTGGGCCGTGCACCATGCAAGTCGTCCAGCCGAGCAACTCGGCAACAGGATTGGGCGGTTGTATGCATGACTCTCGCGGCGTAGACTTAATCTTACACTGCGTGCCAAGCATAGCCGCGTCACCCGGGCCAAGGCAGATGCCGCCGATCGCGGGTCGCCGGCGCGTCGTAGTGAGGGTGTACGCCCCTGCTAGGACCGGCTCGAGGAACGCTCTCGAGTCGTGGCATCCATTAGGATGCAGGGGCGTACACCAACCCTACGTAATCGGCGTGGTGGCCCACAACGACCGCGCAACGCGGAGATAGTGGGCACACTGGGCGGCGACAAACAACTTGTGCGCACACCCAACGGTAACAACTCCGACTCCCGCAATCGCCACCGACACGGCCACGTTGCGCGCGACGCCACGCGCCGCGTCCTCGCAATATGCTCGCCAACATTCCGCGTCGATCGCCGCTTCCAAACGGCTAGCAGCAGCGTTCTGCTTGTGCCAATTTTGGAAGATAGCGCGCGCGAGGTGAATCGGCTCCTCAAGCTTGAGTCGCCGAACGCTCTCCTTGAATGCTTGCGAGCCCGTGATTTTTGCCATGTCGGGTTTCCGCTTGTCTGCAATACCTGCCGTCAACGTTATTGCGGCTTCACGCTCGGCCTTGCTTAGGTCGTACGGAGCCAACATATCGTTGCCTGGGCGCAACCATGCCCAAAAGCGTTTGAACAGTCGCTTAACCGGGCGCGATAGTCGCCCCTCGTGTGCGATCGATTCAAACGCGGCAGCAGGTCGGTTAATGCGCTCAGCCGTAGCATCATAAGGCGTCACTATGGACGACTCAAATTGCATCGATGGCGACATAACCGGCACGACAGGACGGACTATCGGCGACCACGGTGGCGGCGGGGTGGGCGGAGGCTTCAACAACCCGCACCACGTGGCAACACCATCAATCCGCGCCGCAAGATTAGGCGCGTACGGTGCCAACCACGCGACAAACCGCGGCGTGGGCGCAACCGTCGGCGTTAGCGCGAGCGGCGTGCTCTCCGTCGCCCACTCAAACCCGTCTGGGAGCTCAGCATCGAGAAACTCGATCGAGCCGTCCACAATACGACAGGCAAGGGGTGAAACCGGAGAGGGCATCACAATGCGCACATCTTGCGGGACAACATCAGCTGGTGTGTCCGGCGCCCGTCGGGTGGGCGGCGGTGGCAACAACAGAAGTCCGACACTCGAAGGCGCTATGGCGGCGCCTTGCGTTCTTGATGGGTCAACTGGTGCAGCAGGCCCCGACAAGTTCGCGAAATTGATCATTTCGAGTGGGTATTCTGATGGTGGAACCACAAGTTCCGACGGTGCCGCAGCTGGACGGGACGATGGGCGGGAAGACGGCCGAGAGGGCGGAGGCAGAGGCGGTGCGGACGGCGGCGACACCGGCGGCGGCGGTTGCGGCAGCTGCGCCGCAACGGACGCCGTTGCGCACGGCACCGGCGGTGCGGGTTGCTGCGGCGGTTGTGATGGCCCATGTTGCACACCGCCAACAACGAACCGCACAATCCCACGCGCACGCGTCACAGATTGAACTGGGACAGTTGGTGCCATGCCAACGCCCGACCTGGCCTGTCTGATCCGCTCTTCCCGCGAAACTGGCGCTGCTACCACTCCAGCTGCCTCAAGCCGCGCGCGCGCCGTCCCCGCGGCGACTGCAGGTTGCAAGTTCGCAGCAGGTCGGCGTTGCGCTCGGCGAGGCGGGGGCTCAACTGCCGAAGCCGCAATGTCGCTACGCGTCCTCTTAGGCGGCCCGGGATTGGGATGAATACCAACAAGGGGCGGCGCTGGGACGTGCTTGCGAAACGCGGCACGACAAACAGATGGGAGCGCACAGTTCGCCATTGGTGGGGGTAACACCGCGCCTCGACAAAATGGGTCGTACAGCGCTGTGAAATCCAGAAACGGAAAGAAATGGCGCAGCTCGCGCTCCTCACGACGGCGACGTCGGCCAGCACTCGTCTCGCACGGCGAGGGGCCAGGGTTCGGATGTACGCCAACCAAAGGTGGCGCAGGTACGAGGGCAACGTTACCTTCCCGTAGCAACGCTCGCTCACGCTTGCCAAGGCGGCGGCGTCCCGTTTGAACGGGTGGCGCCACGGCCTTAGCCGCTTGTCGAGCATTGCGCGACGGTCGCGCCGGGCGCAAACGCCCATTCGTATATCGCAAACCCACAGGTCCCCGCGGGGCCGAAACCGCGCGCAGCTGCGGCGGTTCAACGAAGCCAACGCGCGTCGCTTCGGCGGGCGGTCGGTCACCCGTATGCCAAGCACCGTCCGCAAACCACTGCGCGACGGGTTTCGGGGCCGGACGCGCCGAGGCAGCTCGCCCCAGCTCGACCCACGGAGCTTGGCGACGAAACGTCTCCCGCCATTCAGCCGCATTGGCTCGAGCGATGCGAGCCGTATCCTTGCGGGTCATAGGCACGGGGACAAGATCGTCAGGTAACCGGGTGCGCTCCAGCATATGAGCAGCGTCGTCGAGCGCGTCCAGGTCGGCGATAAGCGGCTCATTGAGATCAGCGTTGACTATGGTGGATAACGGCATGGGCTCACGCCTCACATACTCTTTTATCTGATCATACGTCCACGCGTCTGCTGAACCGCGACCGGCCCGGTCGTCGCTCTCGGCTGCCATTGCGAGCGCAACCTCTGCCGCGGAGAAATGGCGGAGCCCAATCATAATAAAATGACGGTCTTCCGCAATACGCCGGCGCTCGGCGCGTCTCTCACGCGAATTTAGCTCACCGTTCGACTTTGGTCGGGCCACGTAGTACGCCTCACGATTAAGCGCACGTTTCGAAAGTACCAGACCCAAGTCGGCGGCAAGCCGCGCCACCTGCGCGCGCGGGGCCAATCGCCCCGTGCGACGCAGGTCTGCCTCACGGATCCAGGAGGAAATGGATCCGGGCGCAAGGGGCAGATCGTGCTCCTGATCTACCCCTTGCGAGCCCGCGTTACCGGATAAACCAGGCAACACGAGCTCGTCCAAGGCGGCGGTAACGCGCTCGTCCGTGGACAGGTCGGCTGAACCGACCACTTGCTCAAATATGGGATCGAGAGAAGCCATTAATGAGGGAGCAAGAC